GCGAAATTATAGGGTGCTACTAGGAACGGTAGGGATTGGCACCGAAGAAATTGATTATCCTGCGGGGCAACAAACAATAAGAATCGTGCCAGTGGTTACAGGCGCTGGCGGCGTTGGCAAGGTGATTGCGGGAATTGTATTGGTTGCAGCGGCAATACTCATTCCCGGATTAGGTTTTGGCCTTGCTGGCGCAACAGTTACGCAAATTGGGATTATAGGCGCTGGCCTTGCCTTAAGTGGTGTCTCGCAACTGCTGACGCCAGTACCAAAATTAGCGGCACCATCAATGGTTGGGTCAACGAGCTACTCACCTGGATATGCAACACCTTCTACACGCGACACTGAGTTAGATCCGCAAAAATCTTATTCGTTTAGCGGGATACAAAATACATCAAGAACTGGCGCAACATTACCATTAATCTATGGCGAAACTATTGTAGGATCAATCATAATTTCAGCTCATTTTAGTACTGTGGAGGTAGTGTAATGACAAGTGCAGCAGAAATCTTTTTTGCATATCAATTAAAAGGTACGGCGCAAGTTGCTTATGTTAATCAACTTCAGCAGGTTGCTCAAGCGGATGCGCAACGGGAAGCTGAAATTGCAGCACGTCCTAGAGTACCCGTCAGGACTGCGGATACATTAGCCAGCTCGCAATATGCAACTTTCATTGATTTGCTAAGTGAAGGTGAGATCGAAGGATTCCCTTCTGCTGCTGGATTAACAAAAAATACTGCTGCATATGACCTTGCAGCATTAAAAGATATTTACCTAAATAAAGTAGCAATATTATCCGCAAGCGCAGATCTTGCTAATGTGCAATCAACTGATTATAACCATAAGGATATAAAAATTGATTTGCGTTACGGCACCCAATCACAATCTTATTTCAATGGTTACGGCGAGATATCTGATCCGGTACAGGTAAACCAAGAGGTCCAATTTGCGCTACCTATAACCCAAACAATAAGTGATTCAAGCACTGATGGCGTAATAATTACAATTTCAATACCTAGGATGGAAGAATACAATAGTCTAGGCGATGTGCTTGGCTCAAGTTTTGGCTTTAAGATACAAATAAAATATTTTGGCGATGCAACATTTACTGATTTAAAAGTTGATACAATAACGGGGCGGACGGCAGATTCATATCAAAGAGATTATCGTGTAGATTTTAAAGCTTCTCCTACCTTCCCGATTGATATCAGGTTATCGCGTACAACTGCCGATAGCACTGATCCCAGTTTAGTTGTTAACTCTTTTTTCTTTGCTTATTACCAAGAAGTTATATACCAAAAACTAAGATACCCAAATTCTGCTTTAGCTGCAATTAGATTTGATGCTGAAAATTATAGCTCGATTCCATCAAGATCTTATAGAGTGCGTGGCATAAAAGTAAAAATCCCAACTGGCGTTACAGTCGATCAAACAAATGGGAGAATTATTTATCCTAGCCCTTATGTGTTTAATGGTACGTTTGCAGCAACAAAAGCATGGACAACAGATCCAGCATGGATTCTATTCGACCTGTTGATTAATACTAGATATGGCTTAGGTGCTCATATCGCTGAAAGCCAGCTCGATTCTTATTCATTTTTTACAGCATCAAAATATGCATCTGCATTGGTAGCAGATGGTTTTGGCGGTACAGAACCTAGGTTTAGCTGTAATGCATTAATACAAAACCAAGATAATGCTTACACATTAATCAATGATTTATGCAGCGTCATGCGGGTGATGCCGTATTGGTCCACTGGTTCTCTAACGATAAGCCAAGATGCACCAGCAGATGCCGCTTGCTTATTTACGCTGGCTAATGTAGGCGAAGAAGGGTTTAACTATACTGGCAGCAGCATTACAAATAGACATACTGCTGCGGTAGTGGCATACCAAGATTTATTAACGCAAGACATAAACTACGAAATTGTAGAAGACACGGTAGGGATTAATAAATACGGATGGGAACCATCACAGATTAAAGCTTTTGCTTGCACCAGTCGCGGGCAAGCATCACGGATGGGTCGATGGCTTATTTACTCTGAGACCGAAGAAACCGACGTTGTAAATTTTAAGATCAGTGTATCTGAAGGAGTTATTGTAAGACCAGGCCAAATCATAAAAATTGCAGATCCGCTAAAAGCAGCAGTACGGCGAGGCGGCAGAATAGCGGCTGCGACTACAACTACCATAACAGTTGATAATGTAAGTAATACCGATTTAGCAACTACAAATAGCCCTACAATGTCAATAATAATGCCTGATGGCACGATTGAAACAAAAACAATATCATCTGTTGCGGGCGCAGTTGTAACTCTTGCTAGTGCATTAACTACAACGCCAAATGTTAATAGCATTTGGATGATACAAAATACAACAGTTGAATCAACTACATGGCGTGTGTTGTCAATTACTGAAGCGGACCCAACGTCTTATGCGGTCACAGCATTAATGCATAATGCTAGCAAATATACTTATGTTGAATCTGGGCAAGAGCTAACAAGACCTAACACAACAGCAATACCGTTTAAACCATTACCGCCTGATGGGGTGCAAGCACAAGAAATTATATACGCTGCGACGGGTCGTGCCGCAGTAAAAATTGCAGTATCGTGGCAACCTATACGTGGTGTAAGTGAATATTTAATTCAATACAGGGTAGATAATGGCAATTGGCGTACAGCAAGCGCCCTAGGGCCAAATTACGAAATTATAGATACATCAGAAGGATTCTACGAAATAAAAGTATTTAGCTTTAATGCGTTAAAAGCACCGTCAGATCCAAGCACAATCACCTTCACCGCAGTTGGTAAAACCGCTGTACCGGGAGATGTACAAGGTTTAACGATTGAACCAATCAGCGCAAATAGCGCACGGCTGCGATGGGTGGAGACTGTTGATCTTGATGTAAAGATTGGCGGCAAAATTCATATCCGCCATAGCAGCCTTACCGATGGCACTGGTACATGGAGCAATAGCGTTGACTTAATACCAGCAAAATCTGGCAGCAGCACCGAAGCAATTGTGCCATTAATTTCCGGCGAGATTTGCGTCAAGTTTGAAGATGACGGCGGCAGACAAAGCACCAACGAAACAAGCGTAATTGTAGATTTCCCTGATGCCTTAGATCCATTAGCGATTCAGGCACGGCGTGAAGATGCTGATGCGCCGCCATTCCAAGGTGTTAAGACAAACGTTTTTTATAGTGATGAATATGATGCACTTACGTTAGATGGCTCGGATGACATAGACGATGTTGTCGATTTTGATTTAATATCAACATTTGATATTCTAGGTAACGTATCAACTACTGGCAGCTATGCATTCGCTAATACGCTAGATTTAGGAAATGTATTTTCGCTTGATCTAAATCGTTATTTTGTCACCCGAGGCTACTATCCTGCCGACTTGGTTGATAGCCGCGCAAATGATGTAGACGATTGGCCCGATTGGGACGGTGGCGTTATTGATAAAGTGAATGCAAAATTACTACTAAGATCAACAAATGACAACCCATTGTCAAGCCCTACATGGAGTAGCTATAGAGAATTTGTAAACGGTACATTTAAAGGTCGTGCGTTTGAATTTAAGGCTGAATTAACAAGTAATGCAATAGACCAAAATATATTAATTGATGAGCTTGGATATAACGCATCATTCCAGCGCCGTACTGAACAGAGCGCAACAGCTATCGCTAGTGGTGCCGCAGCCTTAGCAGTGGTGTTCGCAAATCAATTTTTCACTGGCACTTCGGTGCTTGGTGGCGTGAATGCCTACCTGCCGAGCATTGGCATTACAGCGCAAAATATGGCAACCGGTGACTTTTTTGTTGTTACTAGCATTAGTGCCACTGGGTTCACAGTTGAATTTAAAAACGCTGCTGGCACTGCGGTTAATCGTAATTTCAACTGGAGTGCAGTTGGGTTTGGTAATGCAGGCTAGAATAAAAGCAAAGTAATTGGAACATGCCCCCCCAAGCAGACTTTATCGTCTCGAATGGAACTGGTAATGCAGTGCGTTCCGACATCAACGGGCAACTAGCAGCAATCGTATCTAATAGCAGCGGTGCCACAGAACCGGCAACAATGTATGCCTACCAATGGTGGGCTGATACAACTACCGGGCTGCTAAAACAACGCAACAGTGCTAACAGCGCGTGGATAACAATTGGCACATTAGCCAGCACGAATCTGGGGCTAGCCACACTGGCAAGCCCAACCTTTACCGGTGTTGTCACTGTGCCATTAGGTACAGCCGCACTCCCGTCACTAGCTTTACTTTCAGACCCAAACACCGGAGTATTTAGCCCCGGAGCAGACCAAGTAGCTATTTCTACAGGTGGCACTAGCCGCCTTAGCATTGATGCCAGCGGTAATCTTGCTGTTGACACAAATACACTTTACGTTGATGCCGTCAATAACCGAGTAGCGATTGGCACTACTTCCCCCCAGTCACCATTAACCGTCGGCGCTACTACTGATTTTGGTGCCATTGTCAAAATTAGTAGAACGGACGCAAACTTTAACTCTGGAATGCTGGTTCTAGGTAATGGCAACTCAACTACCAATCTTGTTGGCGTTTGGAGAGGAGATGCAAATAGTGTCTCTACTGGTGGACAGTATTTAAATCTTGGCGGTTACGACGGGATTGTATTTGCTGCGGGCAATGCTGCGCTTGGGGCGCAAAATCGTGCAATGACAATTGATACATCCGGGAGACTGTTAGTTGGCACGTCTTCGAGCCTTAGCAGCTATGGCATTAACGGCCTTTTGAATGTTGCTTCTAATGGTCTGCTTACAAGAGATGCGTCATTTTCGTACTTCAAAAACGACATCTATGGCCCAATTCTTACTCTTGCAAAGTCAAGATCTGATTCTATTGGGACGTTTACCTATCCAACTTCAGGCGATCTTCTCGGAAGTATTGGGTTCTCTGGCGCTCACACCGCGAACGGGCGATTTGATCTTGGCTGCAGAATTGATGCTTATGCGAATCAAACTTGGGCATCAACAGCTCTCGGAAGCTACTTAACGTTCTCCACTACTTTAGACGGCGCGTCTAGTCCTACGGAGCGGATGAGGATTACGAATGATGGAGCTGTGTTGGCTGGAAAAACCGGAAGCAATTCTAGTGTTGCTGGGACTGAATTACTAAGTGATGGCAATGTCAGATTCGTTAGAAGCGCCGGAAACGTAGTGTATGTAAATCGACTCTCTGATGATGGAGACCTGATTGCATTTGCTCAAGCAAATGCTACTGAAGGCACCATCTCCGTCTCCGGCACCACCGTCAGCTACAACGGTGCTCACCTAAGCCGCTGGTCGCAACTAGCTGGTGGCGCAACCCGCGAAGAAATCCTGCGCGGCACCGTGCTAAGCAACATTGATGAGATGTGTGGTTGGGGTGATGAGGAGAACGAACAACTCAACCGCATGAAGGTCTCCGACGTTGAAGGCGACAAGAACGTTTCAGGCGTGTTCCAGTGCTGGGACGATGACGATGACACCTACACCGATGACTTCTACTGCGCGATGACGGGTGATTTCATCATTCGTATTGCCGAAGGTGTAACTGTTGAGCGTGGTGATCTGCTTATGTCCGCAGGTGATGGCACTGCTAAACCTCAAGGTGACGGATACATCCAAGACAAGACCATCGCCAAGGTGACCAGCACCTACGTCACCTGCACCTATGAGGACGGCAGTTACTGCGTACCTTGTGTACTGATGGCTTGCTAGAGCCAGTAGTCAACGCCACTACTAACCCCGTGGAAATCCACGGGGTTGCATTACAATCAACCTGTAAATCTCATTTGTTATGACAACCGCATTCACCTGGGACATTGCACAATTGGAACGCACAGTTAGTGACGGGATTGTGTACACCGCCCACTACACGGTTGGCGCTACCGATGGCATCTACTCCGCTAGTGCATATGGCAGCATCGGCCTTGAGCAGCCCGATCCAGATAACATCATCCCATTCGCTGAGCTGACTAAAGATTTAATAATTAGCTGGGTGCAGGACAAACTTGGCGGTGATGAGAAAGTGGAAGAAATCGAAGCGGCCCTGCAGGCGCAGCTTGATGAGCAGGCAGCACCAACAAAAGCGCAAGGCGTACCCTGGGGCTAGACTAGGGGCATAGTTGAGACCCATCGCTGCTGCTGCCAATGATCGAACTGGTAGCAGCAATTGCAGGGGCATCCATCAGCGTGGCGGCGATGGGGATATTTGGCTACAGCCGCAGGAATGAAGAAGCATCCGCCGCAATTGTGCGGTTGACCTCGGCTGTGGAGCATATTGCGACGTCGCTTGAAATTTTGCATGTGGACATAAAAACTACAAACAGGGAAATGTTTACCCGGCTTAATCAGGTTGAGAACCGCGTCACTAAGCTAGAGGTGAAGTAGCAGTTAGACTGAGCGTGACGTTTGCCACAGTTATCGTGGACGCCTCCCAAGTCACTGCTATTGCCATCGTGGTGGCCGCTGGCTCAGAATTAATTGCATTGTCACCATTAAAATCCAATAGCTGGATCCAGCTACTGCTTCAGTTTGCGCGATTGGCATTTCCTAAGCGCCGCTGATGAGCAACTTCCTTGCAGCGGCAAAAGCTACAAGCAAACCGCCGCTCCCGCACCAGCAGGCTGCATGGAACTATGCGTGGGATCTGTTAACTATCGAGGAACAAAGCACCTTCCTTGATAAGTTTCGCAGCGACCCAAAACCCAAGGCAGCATTGGCATGGCAGCAGGCCGCTAATTTAATCCGCGAGTTTGAAGGTTTCAGCGAGGCGGCTTATATATGCCCTGCTGGCGTGGTAACCATCGGATGGGGATTTACTAAATGGCAGGATCGGCCAGTACAACTAGGTGAAACGATTAGCCGCGAGGTAGCGGATGGGATGCTGTCGGATCTAATTGAAAATAAGATTGTACCAGCGTTAGCAAAGACTGTACCTGGCTGGGGTAGCTTGCCACCAAATCGGCAGAACGCATTAGTTAGTTTCGCGTACAACGTTGGTTGGCATTTCTGCGGCAGTGCAGATTTCGTGACCATCAGCAGATGCCTGAGGGAGTCAGATTACGACGCAGTGCCCTCCGCGATGATGTTATATATCAACCCAGGGACATCAGCCGAGCCAGGTTTGCGCCGCCGTCGTGAAGCGGAGGGCAAGCTGTGGGGCATAGCAGCTAAAGCAACATCTGTGTTACTGAAAGTGCCATATGAGGCGCAAAATGATAACAAAAGCGGCACTGGTTACAGAGAATGTTTCTCCAGTAGTTGCGCGATGATTGCTAAATTTTACGGCAAAGTAAAGAGCGATGATGAATACAATTCCATCCGTTCCAAGTTTGGCGATACGACCGATTCGCAGGCGCAACTTGCTGCGCTGCGTTTCCTTGGTTTGCAAGCCAGGTTCGTGACTAACTGCGCCCCAGGTTTGCTGGAGCTGGAGTTACGTGCTGGCAGACCCGTGGCCGTTGGTTGGCTTCACCATGGGCCAAGCAATTCTCCTAGTGGAGGCGGGCATTGGTCTGTTGTGATCGGCTTTACTGATGCTGGTCACTGGATCCTCAACGATCCAAACGGTGAGGCTGATCTCGTCAACGGTGGCTATGTCAAAAATACCGGCGGCGCTGGCATCAAGTATTCGAAAGAACGCTTCAATCGCCGTTGGATGCCAGATGGTGCAGCGACAGGGTGGGCGCTACTGGTGAAGCCATGAGGTGAGACGAGTTAGGCGTTCGCTGTACGTACATCCAATCCAAACCGTAGCGGGAACCAGTGGATCATCACATCGACGGCACCGAACTGGTCACCAAAAAAACTACTAAGCACAGATTCCGCAAAACTATAATCGCTGCATGGTCAGGTCGATGCGCATATTGCGATGAAGCGTTGGGGCGTAGCGCAACGTTAGATCATATTATCCCACGCTCAAAAGGCGGCGAGACCCAGGCTACGAATTTGGTAGCTTGCTGCCTAAATTGCAATAGCCACAAGTCGTCGCACCCGGTTTTCGAATGGTTTAGGCAACAGGAATGGTATTGTCCATTACGCGAAGATCGTTTAAAAAACTGGATCGCAGGAATAGATACCCCGTGACCTAGACTTGAAATCATCTGTGAACCTGCGACATGAACCGCTATATTGTTGAAATATCAGCATTATTATATGTTGAAAGCATACATGATCCCGACACATTAGCCAATAATTTAGTTAGTCAGCTTGAGGAATTGGCAGCTTCATCTGAGCATTTGCTCGATTACGAACTCACTCCACATCCATTACCTGGCAATGACGACGATGAACCGCCAGATGGACGAGATAAAGTTAATGCTGCGTAGAATCAGGGTTATGCAATAAAACTTTTAAATCACCTGCGCCATCACGTTTATAACATTCCATTGCCTGATGATAATATATAATTGCTTGCCAACTTTGGCTGTGTTGCTTAATCATCCCGGCATAAGCAATTTCCCATATAAAGCCATCGGCAGTTTTGACACGCTTTAAGGTTGGGGCGGTCATGGCGCAAACTCACCAAAATACTGCAATTCTGCTTCTCTACGCACTGCAACAGCATCTTCTTGATTTACAAAATAACCAAGATGAATTGATTTATTATTTTTGCGAATTTGAGATACCCATTTTCTCTTTGTTTTGCACCAATGAACACCTAAGATATTGCTTTTTGAATTGCCGTATGCACGTTTATTGTTAAAATTGTTTTGGCTGTTAGTCGCAAGTCGTAAATTCTCTATTTTGTTATTTGCTTTATTGCCATCAATGTGATCAATTTGCAAATTACTAGAAATTGTATCGTAGTGGTAAACCCAAATAATTCTATGCATTTTGTATGGCAAATTATTTAATTTTAAAACAACGTAGCCTTTTGAATCTAAAGACCCTACTTTGTCACCAATTTTTGCACTGTTACGTGGTTTTGTTTTCCAGTACAAATGGCCTTTTTTGTATTCAAAGAATTTATGAAGTTCTTCTTGCAATGGAAGTGGTTTAATAGTTTTCATGGCTTTGGTGGGTTGTAGTAAGCAAACCATTGTCGCAACGCATCGCCAGTAGGAGTCCCACTGGCAGCTTTTGCGGCCCGCAGCACCTGCTTATAGTCGTCGAATAATCTGGTGCCTGTTTCTTGATAAAGGGTGAATTGGATGCCCTCGGCGTAATTTACCCCAGGCGCAACCGTAGCAAAAACGCGGAACAATCCGCCATCAAAAAATCTACAAATTGCACTTACAGGTGGCTCGATGCCACATGCTTTTAGCACCGTAGATTTCAGCACCGACTCAGGGATAAAGCTGAGCTGCTTCCAGGATGGTTCGCTCATGCTGCTATGCCGTGACGGGTTTCAATGTGTAAGCGTGTGTTTGGGCCGTAATCGTTTTGGAAGACAGGAAACGCATTAATCAATTTGATTTTGTTGAGGTAGTCAGCCGCAAGACCAGCATCCCCAAGGCGTTGATAGAAAGATCCACCAAATTTTGATGCCGCAACAAACGTCCAATAGATGTCAGATTCGTCAGTCATTGGGCAATGCCTCCAGTGCGCGGCGAATGGTGTCGTAGTTGGACGTGCCAATTTCATACTCAATATCTTCCAGCCTCGCAAGTGCCTGCTCCTTCAAGCTCAGCGGCTTGGGGCGGCGAGCAAGGTCTAGATGCACGGCCCTGTGCATTTTTGTGCCATCGGGGAGATCAACGAAGCCCCATTGGTAATTCCGAATGTGCTCACAACACGCCTCCAGCTCTTGGTCAGCGCCCCATTGAGCGGCTTCTGCGGCAACGTGTCGTAACACCCACTCAGGCATATGCCCTTCGTATTTGTCCCCCCACGCATCAACTAATTTGTGTGGCGGTGTAAGTGCAAATTTCATTGCGGCAACTGGCAAATGGGTGTTTGTTGTTGGTCGCGGCCACCGACATAGCCGATGGCGTACATGCTAAAGCTAACGACAATTGCGATTAGGATTTTCATTTGTTGATCTCGAAAGGGTCTAGTACTTTTAGCATTGTATAATTATCTAATCCTCTATGCTCTGCCCAGAATTGCGCAGACTTATGGCTATAAAAGGGGCCGATAAATGTTGCGTTTACTTTTAAGATAAAAGTCACAATTATGCGGCTGGTAGATACCAGAATGGAAGGTTGTTTTTTACTTTTACGCAATCATCATATAAACCGCAACGTTGCGCATACTGCCCACGAACCTGCATGGCCTCCGGGAAGCCAAAGCTGCATTCATTAGTTCGGGCTAGCCAGTGGATACACGACCAGCATTTAAGCTTACCTACAAATGATTCAGCTACTTCTTCATATGTTTTACCGTCGCGTATTGCAAAGTAATTATATTGGGCAGTAATAAAAGCTTCCTGCACATTATTGGTGCAAAGATCTATCGTCTGCTCCTCAGTGTTAGGCACTTTGTAAATTGCTTGCCAATTTTTTGACAGCTTTTTACGTTCAATAACTAACCGGCCATTATATAAAACAATCATTAGTATTCACCATGAGCAGGGGCATGGAACAATCGCTCTAGCTGCATTGATGCTGGCTCGATTTCAAAATCAAAGTCAGCTTGCATCGTGTCATCAGTGCTGCGGGCAACAAAAGTCAACGGTGTGTTGATTTGTTTTACCGCAACAAACCCAATGCGAGGGCTGGAGATCAGGAAGCGGATCGCTGCATTTTCAAGCCAGGTAAGGAAGGTTGCACTATTCATGAGACGTTAAGCCATTGGATTTGGTTCCACCATGGCAACCATTCGGCTGCGGCGATGGCTTTTGCATCAGTAAAGCTAAGAGCCCATACGCATTCAAAGATGTTGGCAGATGGGATCTGGAAGTAAAAACGCTTCATGTTTCGTAGATAGGCTTGAGGGACAGAACAATTTGACATAAGGTCCATCGCTTGCCTGCCATGTCGTTGCAAGCGTACATAGGCCACGACTGCCCTTCAAGGCGTTCAACAATTAAAGCAACGTCCTCGTTACTCCAGCCTCGAACGTAAACAAGATCACCTGGGTTGAATCTCCAGAGGCGCGTCCATTGATACGATGCATCAAGAATGGAACCGAGCCGAAAAGTTTTTTGTTTTGTTGAGACAATTGGAACGACATAGCCGCTCTGTAAAGCAATCCTTGACATAAAACAAACGCGAAGGGGATGGGTGTGGGGGGTTGGCTCCCCCACTAATAAATCGTACACCACGGGCGGAGTTATTACCTGTGCAGCAGCGAATCTGCACACATTTTTAACAATCCAGCTTTTGTGAGCTTGAGCTTGGTGCTCCTGCCCCCGCCAGGCGTCAAAGCCCACGCAACATGCTCAGGTGACAATGCCACCTCAACAGTAAACGTGGGGTCATTACAGCATTGGCAGGTGCGTCGCCGTAACGTATGGTCATCAAACTGGGAGTTGACGGATGTTACATAAGATCCGGCAGCTCCACACTTCCTACATTTCACAGAAGCTCATCATCGAAGTCTGGTACAACTTTGCCGTCAACAGCCTTTACAAAACTATCAACTTCTTTGTTTTGCATATTCTGTAGCGTCTTCCAGTCAGCCTCAATCGCAAGCCCCAAATACTTGAGCCCTGCTTTACTGACATTGTTGTAGCCGCTCACCTGCAGTTGGATCTCACCATTCTCATTTGCGACTGCATTTGAGACATAGTTAACCAATGCGTTGCGGTCAGCTTCTTTGATGCCGAATACACCGCTAACATCCGGGTATTTTTTATTGGCGTCATAGCGATCACCAAATCGTTGCTGTAGCTTTTCGGCAGTGTTCTTGAAAATTGCGCCCGAGATCTTAAACGTCATGCTGATTCCTCAGTGTGTGTGATTGTGTTGAACTGTTCAAACTGCTCAACCATTGCTAATGGATAAAGCACTCGGCCTTCGATCCTTGTGTAGTCAGGACCTAAGCCATTGCTACGCCAACGAATAAGCGTTTTGCGGTGGATATGCCACCGCTCCGCTAATTGTTGATCTGTCAGAAATTTAGAGGATGTCATCATCGTCAATCACTACAGGCAACGGCTGGTTGATCTGTTCGTTTAGATCATCTAATGCCGCTCGCACTGTAACTGTCTGCACATCAATAACCTCCTCCTGGCTTTGGATGCCCAGCAATAAATCGCTGGCATAGAGACGGCCCCAAAAATTAGCGGCTCGTAACCGGATCATGTGCTCAGGCATTGTCTGCCATTTTGATCCACTTTTAGTAGACCAGCCTTCTTTCTTAGCCATCACCATCGTGATCGTTGGCCCCTTCAGCTCAGTCTCATGAGCAATGTCAGTAGCGACTGCATAGCAAGCAAGGCTGTCACCCTCACCGCTGACCTCATATCGCAACGGAGTAAAACGCCCGCTGCCATTGATCATCGCAATAACAAAGCTGCTGCTCCAAGAGGGGCGGCCATGGATCACATGCAGATGTTGCATCGCCAGAAATGGGCTGATGTTCATCCGATTTGCAATCTCAAGCGCCACCAAACAATTAGCAAACCCTTGCTGCCCCTGGAATTGCGTTGGGATTAACGTGCTGCTAGCCAAAGCTTTGGCGATGCGTTGCGCATCCTCAAATGCTTGGATGCCGCTGAAAACTGAACCTGTCGCTAATGCAGTGGATTGGGTCATTTTGATTCAATTTCAAAAGGATAAGTTTCAAAATTTGTAGTTCGATTGCGCACGGCAATTGACAGTAAATCTGGAAATTCATGCTGCAGAAGCAAAGGGCCTTGCAGGTTTAAACAAGTATTGTCTAAACCGCTAAGGTTTATATCGCCTTCTAGGGTTAAATTAAAACAACTTGGTTTTGCATAAACTTCAAGCCCATCACGGCTGATTGATTCAAATGCAGATGCTATTCGCTCGAATGCAGTTGCTATGCGGTCTAAATGCTTTTCCATAATTAGTAAAAGGAGCTACGAAGGGATGGTGGGGATTGAGCTATCAAAGTCTCAACTGACAAACCTTGATCGAGGTTCAACCAAATGTATTCAATAAATTGACAACATTGCACAAGCATTGTTTGGTTTTTAAATTTGCCCATGCACCATGTTTGGTGGCTGCCTACATATTTGCCTCCGCACAAATCCACAATTATATGTTGAATTAAAAGTTTGTATAACAAATTGGGCTCGGTTTTGCGAATAAAATCAATTTCAACGGTGTGCGTTTTTGGCATGGAGACAATGTCTAAGTGTGGGAAATTAGGTGGGGTTTCCGTTTTTTGTCTTACGCCGTTGTAGCTGCTGTAGACAGAAAGGTAATCGTTTACATCCATGGTCAAAACTCCTGAATAGGTTCAATTAAAGAGCCATCCGCCTTTGGTAGCATCCATGGCGGCAAGCTAATAAGTTCTATTTCATCGCTATAACTAGGCCACTTATCAGATGCTTTGCATTCCGCTAATTTAAGTAATGCTTCTCTAGTCGCTTTTGCACCTGCTTCAATCATCAACGGGTCAGCGACATAAACTGCCACCGCATAAGGTGCTTTCTTTTCTACGCAGACAAATATAAATTGCTCTGGCCTGGTTCCAGTTGATTGCTCAACTCCGTCTAAATACCAGCTACATTGACGATGATAATTCCACTTTGCAATTGATCGCTGGAACTCTTTTTGGCTGGCATCCTCAGTGGTTTTAAGATCCACAATCGTTTTGCCGTCATCACTTAACCAGTCAGGTCTGCATTTGCATTGGATGCCCGTTTCCTCGTCAAACCACATGTGAGTGGTCTCGGCTTTACCTGGTAAGCCATGCAGTAGCCATGCTGCAGCACGATGTTTTGACACAGCCAAACCCATCGCATGGACAAGCTCATGGTCATCGCGGCTAATAATGTCGCGACCACCGGCCTCTTTTCTGAAAGTTTCCCACTGCTCTTTGCCTGCTTTTGTACGCCGGTCAATAGCTGCTGGTGCTGCCACATAGCGTGAGTCCCATGCGTCTAGTTCTAAGACATGGGTATGCACAGCGGTTCCAAGCAGCATTGCTGCAGTTGGTTCTGAGGCAATACGCTTTGGATCAAGATACCTTGACCAATAATGCAACGGGCTGCGGCTAATTAGATCGAGGCTGCTTTTGCTTGTAGCTGGGTGGGCGTGATACTCTTCGTTATTCATTAGCATCCTTAAAAGCTCTCTCTACTAATTGCTCGCAAAAATCAGCCACTAAATCCGCGTAGATAAAAGCTTGTTGCAATTTTTCCCGGCAACAAGTACTATGGTCTAATTGATATTGAACATATTGAACATAAAGAGATTTGATTTGAGTTGTTTCAAGCTTTAGTAGCTTGTGTTTGACATTGTTGCTTGCATTATTGCGAAGAAGGTCTTCAAGTTTTTGTTGCTCTGGAGAGAGTTCCAAGGGTAGCTTGCGTGGGGCTCTGGAATCATATACCTTAAAGCTACCCAACGCAACCCATCGCTCCATCATGTCTACTGTCATTCTCAGGAAATACCAGGCGGAGGCTGCGATAAGTCTTGTCGTACTGCTGCAGCGTTATGGCATCGCATACCTTCGCGGCGAGGTGCGCACCGGCAAGACCTTCACTGCGTTGGCGGCCATCAAATCCATTGGTTACAAATCCGTGCTTATCGTCACCAAGAAGAAAGCTATTGCCTCAATTGAGGCAGATCGCGATGCAATTGGCCTAACTGAGGCAGTCACCGTCACAAATTATGAGCAGTTGCCAAAGTTCGCAGGTGATCATTTCCAACTGTTGCTAATCGATGAGGCGCATGGCGTTGGCGCATACCCCAAGCCCTCCAAACGTTTTGCCGATATATGCCAGCTTCGTTATTCACATCTGCTCTTGATGTCCGGCACCCCATCGCCAGAGTCCTACAGCCAGCTATACCACCAATTCCGTTTAGGCCGTGCCATCTGGTCTGGCTACACAAATTTCTACGAATGGGCAAAAGCTGGTTATGTCACTATCGGCACCAAATACGTTGGCACCGGCCAGCAGGTGAACGATTACAGCAACGCCAATGAGGCCCGCATACTTGCTGACATCGAGCCCTACACCGTCACGATCACCCAAAAAAGCGCAGGCTTCACCACCGAGATTCAGGAGCACACTCATTACGTGCAAATGAAGGCACGGACCTACCGCCTAGCAAAACGCATAATGACCGATGGCGTCATAGGTAACCCTTCTTGCCGCAGTGTTCTTGCTGATACTGGCGCAAAAGCCATGTCCAAGCTGCGCCAGATTTATTCCGGCACGGTCATCACCGAAGCCCACGGTGCAGTCATATTTGACGACACAAAAGCAAAATACATAATGGGCAACTTTTCTGGGAAATTGGCTATTTTGTATTGCTTCAAAGCTGAGGGCGACATGTTACGTAAAATGTTTGGCCCCATCGCCACCGATTCACCAGAGCATTTCAATGCCAACCCAGATGCCGTTTACATCGGTCAGATACTCTCAAGCCGCGAAGGCGTAAACCTATCCACAGCAGATCACTTGATTTTTATGGGCATTGACTATTCAGCTCTCAGCTACCTCCAAGGTCGTGATCGCGCCTCTTACCTAGGCCGGGATCGAGCGAATCAAATCCATTTCATCTTTGCTGCCCGTTCCATCGAGCCTCGCGTCTACGCTTTGGTTCGCAACAAAGAAAATTACACCGGCTCCCACTATGCGGCAGACCGAAGCAGTCTTTCAGCGGAAGCTGATCAAGCAATACGAAGCTGATGGTTGGTATGTACTGAAAATTATTCAATGCAATAAACCCGGCTGGCCTGATCTTTTATTAATTAAAGGTGATCAATATCGCCTGGTTGAAGTAAAAGCTGCTGATGGTCGCGTTTCCCCAATTCAAAAATATCGTCATGCCGAGTTGCAATTACTTGGTATCCCCGTCGCAATTATTAAACCATGACCCTTCTCGATCAATTAAACCAACTGCCAGACAGTTGGGGCTACGTTGCTGTCGGTAAATCCAAACGGCCATATCAATCAAAATGGCAACAAAATCCATTAACTAAGCAACAGCTTGCAGTTGAAATTACTGCCGGTCGTGCTCTTGCTATTGGTGTCGCATGTGGCCCACAATCTGGCGGCTTACTATTTATCGATCACGATGGCCCCTCAGCCAGTGAGGTGTTGCGTAAACTTGGGATCCCAACATCTGAACTGCCAATATCCTGGGCTGTAACATCAGGTCGTAAAGGTCGCTTTCAAATAATATATACAGTTCCAATCCAATACTGGGACCAGATTAAGACACGTAAGATAAAATCTGGTGTTGTCGATGAAGATGGCAGCGTTGAACAAATCGAATTGCGTTGGACTGGTTGCCAGTCAATAGTTGCTGGTTCTCATCCTATCACTGGTGCATACCATTGGATTGATGGTCGCGCACCATCTGATATCCCAATCGCTGAAGCGCCCTTAGCTTTAATCCAGGAGATGTTGCCGCCGCCCACGGCCCCCGCAGCCACGCCAATGGCTAAGCCCAGGGTTAATGGTAAGAAGCACAATGATTTTGATAATGCTTTAATATATCTTGCTGCTTTAAATCCTGCTCGCGCTAATGATTACGACCAATGGATTGAAGTTGGTCAATGCCTCCACTCAGTAAATGATGCGCGGTTACTATCGCAATGGGATCAATGGTCAGCGTCAAGCCCTAAATACACGCCAGAAGGTTGCAACCAGCATTGGTTATCATTCAAAGCCGATGGCAATCGCGGCATAAAACGTTTATGCAAACTAGCCAAAGAAGATGGCTGGGAGCCCACCGATAAAGAACAATGCGAGAAGTTAGAAGCACGAGAATTGCTAGACATGTTGCGCCCAGTTGAAGGCAAAATATCAGATTATCGCTTTAATATCTTCACCCAGCAGATTGAATATCGCGGTGAACCCGCACCCAACATTGAGTTGTTTTACTTAACACTTTCTGAGATGGGGTTTAAAGTTGGTAAAGAGATGGCGCTTGATTGTGTTATAAAAGTTGCCCGTGAGCATGCATATGATCCGGTAAAACTATATCTTGAACATGTAGCAGATAATGTACCACCCGCTTACATTGATCACCTTGCATCTACTTACCTGCGTGTGGTAAATGGATTTAAAGCTGAGCCTACATTATACGATCACATGCTTAAACGAACCCTTGTCGCGGCAGTGAAAAGGGTATTTGAACCCGGCTGTAAACACGACACCGCCTGCGTTCTTATGGGTGACCAGGGTTCCCAGAAGTCATCCTTCTGGGCTGCCCTCGGAGGACCATTCTTCTCTGATGCGCTAAAAGACATCGGCAATAAGGATGATCTTTTGGTGCTGCACTCCAGTTGGATCATGGAATGGTCTGAAATTGATGCACTCAACAGCAAAAAACATGCCGGTCAGGTAAAAGCATTCCTATCCCAAGCCACCGATCTATTCCGGGTGCCATACGGCAAAGCAGCGGAGCGGTTTCCACGGCGCGGCATCATCGTCGCCTCAACCAACCGTGAAGACGGCTTCCTGGTTGATGACACCGGCAACCGCCGATTCTGGGTCATACCCGTCACAGCCACGCTCGCGGCCCCCATAGATGTCACCAGTCTGCTGCTGGAGCGTGATGGCATCTGGTCTGCTGCAGTTCACGCATATCGCGCCGGCTTCCCTACCCACCTGCCCACAGAGCTTGAAACTCAGGTCGCAGAACAGAACGATAATTTCGTCTCCTCCTCTCCATGGCACGTCCTAATTGAGACCTGGCTCGCAGCACCAGCCAACTACGGCGCAGCCATCACCACCGAGATGATCCTCAACGATGTCATCCGTATGGATGCTGCACATCAAACCCAAAGCCATCAGAAGCAGGTGGCGCAAATTCTGAAACGGCTTTCATATTCCAGGAAGCGTTCTCGACTAGGGGGAACACTACGTTGGATCTACCAAAAGGATTGTTCCCCGTAAGAAAAGCCAAGGGGGGACAATTTAGCCCTGTGATACCAAGGTTGTTCCTAGTGTTCCCCTGTCCCCCCTATTTATTTATATATATATATATTATATAGTAATAGGGGGTATAGGGGGTATATGTAGATCTCAGGTAAAACTGAACCTTTACGGGGAACGTGGGACGGGGGAACAAATGCTATGGTTGAGGAGCGAATGGGGCGGCCCATCCTGCATTTTTGGATAGGCCGTTTTTTCTCATGATCAATCCAACAATCACGTTTGATCCCAAGGAAATACTTGGGAAATTATCCAACCTTGGTCAGGTGCAGCTTCCGTCCGCTGCCGCGACAGCATTGAACCTGACGGTTTATGCCATGCGCGAATCCATCCAGAAGGCAGCATTAGTCACCTTCAACGAGGTGGTGCCATTCACGTTGGCCAGCTTCTTGTACCAGAAAGGATCACCAGCAAACCTGGAAGCGGTGGTATATATCCGGCCAGAGGCACCAAAGGGCAATGCACCGAGCTCCTACCTGGCTCCGCACATCTATGGGGGGCTGGCATACCGGACACGGTTTGCAAAGGGCTTGGGGCGCGTCAGAGACCCTTCTCCGTTGGGAGGCGGCGGGCCGATCCTGGCACCGAACAGAGTGATGGCTCCGACGCAATCACCGCAAGGGGTGCGCTTCACCAACAAAGGCCGCATGTCGCCTGGGCAGTACGAGCAGATAATGAGCTACTTGGCCAATACTGACTCAACACGAACAGCCGCAACTGGCCGCAAAAGGGCAGCTAGCACTGGTGCTCGCTACTTCTACATGAACCAGGCGATGGTTGATGAACGCCGCAACCTACGCAGTAGCAAGCCAGGTATCTTCATGGCAAGGGGCCGCCGGTTGATGCGTGTGATGACTGAGATAAATACACCAAGTTTCGGTGCAAAATTTAAATTCTTTGATATTGGAATTGCTACAGCAAATAGCGAGTTTCCAAAAATCTTGAGGCAACAGAAATTCTTGTAAAAGCCGCAGTTCCTGCGGGGTATCGGTTTAAGAAGTGCTCAGTTCCTGCAAGGGGTCGGTTTAAAGTGCTCAGTTCCTGCGGGGTATCGGTTTAAAGGGATCTCGTTTTTTGTACCGGATGAGGTTGGGTTTATAGTGCATTTGTACTAGTTTTGCCGCCTAAATGTTATTGACTGTAGGGGCTTTAAATGCAGCCTACCGTGGGGGTTCAAAGCTAACTTTAATTTGTAGGCTCACTAAATAACGCTAACTAGTAGGCTCACTAAGTAGCCTTAATTAGTTCAGGCAATAAATAACCCTAACTAGCACAGCTATTAAATAATGCTAACTAATACAGGCACTAAATAAAGCTAACTAGCAAACAAAGCAATTAACATTAACTATTAGCGCCACTAAGTAACACTAACTAGCCCTGAGAGGGCTTACCTTATATATGGGGCCACAAGGGGCCGGCTTTCCTAGGTGCCCCCATACGGTGCCCCCTGCCATCCGTGCCGGTAAATGCTCCGCTGCTATTAACTGGATCAGCTCGCCGCACGGTGTGCCAATTAATTCACTGGCTTAATAGGTTGCACTCTGCCGGTGATGTGCTTATTGTTAGGGGGAGCAGAAAACCCCTTTCGCAACTGCTCTAAAAAATGATTTCTTTAATTCTCGCTTTTACGTTCAAATTCTTCATCCCTTTTTTGGTTCTGATCGCAGTGATAGACGCGATCAGCGCCACACAACCCCAGAAGATCCGCCGCCTCTCTATAGCTGGCAAATCGCAGCGGGCTATCGCTGAGCGCCTAGGCGTCACTAGATACCGGGTACGCCTAGCACTGGCTTAATTCTCAAAATATCGGGCCCCTTTGGGCCCTTACATCCACCCCTAACACTGCAAACTAATGACCACCGCCACCGCCACCGCTCAAGCTCTAAAAGTTGGGCAGATTCTTCACGGTAGCTTTGGCTACTCGATGACCTTGAACGAGTTTTACGTGATAGAGCGATTATCCACCGCGAGTGCATGGATCCGCGAGGTGCCATCTTTCGTGGTTAACGACGACGGGATGGGAGAAGGCAAGGCAACCCCAGGCCCTGCACTTGTGCCATTTGGCCCACTTACTCGCCACAAGATCCAAACCGCTACCGACGGTGAACAGTGGCTAAGTCATAAACGCTTAGGAAGCTTGAGCGCATGGGATGGTCGGCCTAAGTACCACAACACTTACGACTAGGCCCCTCCGCTGATTCTCTCTTATCCCATCTCATCTGGTCCCATGCTCTCAAAACTTCGGTTTCACCTGACCCTACGCTCAAGCAACGTCAAGACGGGACCTATTCCGGTTAGCAGCTCCCCCCGTGCTACTTGTGCCCCTTCATGCCCCTTCCTCAAGAATGGCTGCTATGGCGAATCGTACCCAATGAAATTTCATTGGGACAAGGTGAGCGATGGCAGCCGAGGGGTGAGCGCTCAAGAGTTCTTTCGGTTGATTGCAGCGTTGCTTCCTGGCACTTATTGGAGGCACAACCAAATCGGGGATCTTCCTGCCAATTTTGGCAGGATCAGCCGGCGCTTTTTAAAGGGTCTTGTGTCGGCCAATAGAGCCAAGCGTGGCTACAC